GGCCCCTTAAGATAATTCTCTTCCGAAGAAGTAGCAGGGAAAACAAACATGACACGAGCCCCCCTCGCTACCACACGAGGGTATTTGTGCCATGGCCCACCGATTATGCATTACCAGATCTCAGGCAAGTGAGTGCCAGTGCAGAGAGTCTCTTCCCAATCAGAGTTGCGCTCTGGTCCTACGACATGGTACGAAAGATCAGGGGTCCAACTGTCGAGATAACCTTCGACAACCATCTGCTCCCAGATGGGGACACCCCAAACCCGCTCAAACGACTGGCGGGCAGATAAAGTCACTTCGGCAGATTTAATGTCATAAACCTGCTCCAACTGGGTCTCATCAAAATGGAGGGTTTGCTTCATCCTGATCCGAAGACCAGCTTCCACATCCAACCACTTGAGTCGCTCCCCATTGCCTATACGTTTTAGCGCTAAGGCATACGATTGTATAATGGGGACACCCAGATTTAAGGCTAACTCACAGCTACCAACGGCTGACATCATGGGTTTGACAAGTTTGATGTTGTTCCAATGCTTGACCCCAGACGTCCCGTGTGCTATTATCTTCTTCCAATTTCGGACCATCTGCCAACCGTTGATGGTGTGTACCATCTTAGATTGACAAAACACAACTTGATCGGGTTCATGTGCCTCGTTCTCCAACTTGAGCTCCTGTCCGAACCCAAGAAAGGCATCACCGATCTCTGCTCTAACTTTGTCCACATCTTCACCCCTAAGAAATAGTAGACAGTCGTCCCCATCATCAAATATGGTGTAAAACGCATCGGGCCCAAGCATCTCTTCGATGGCAGCTGTTATCATGCCCACCATAAGGATGCAATTCCCGAGCGCTGTGTTAATATCGCCGCTCATCCTACCCCCGTTCACAAGATATTTCACGCCAAGCCTGGTGCGCCCTTCATTAACAAGTTGTTCCACGAGTATGTCTCTGAGCTCATGGTCCCTACACAAGGACCGATAAACCCTATGTTCCTCCTTGAGTATTGCTAACTTGATGTGGAGGTCCCAACGACTGCCGTCTAATGAAAAACAGACTGTCCCTGGACCCATGTGTTCGAACTTCTTCCTGATGATATCAGCACGTTCAAATACACCCAGTGTTTTAGCAAATACAGGAAGCCCAAACTGATCTTTAAGAGCATACACATTATGTTCAATGGGGCGCAAATACCGGGCAAGCATTAGATTAGCCTTAGGGCTACGCGCTTGGATCACTCGTGCATCCGGATTGATTTTTGCATCCGGATCAAACTTTTCAGCTTTAACAAAGGCTTGGATCTTATAGTCATGCCTCGTCACACCTAGTGTCCTAATTTCGTGGTGAGCGCGCTCATAGATCTTCTTACGCTGATCTTTGAAACTATCTAACACTTGCTCAAACGACCATGGTCTTATGGACTGGCGTCCAAATAGTCTCGACAATGCCTTACGCAGCCGCTGTACTGACAACGGTTGGGGTTCAGGTGTAACCGCCAATACACGGTTCCTGAGTGCGACAACCTGGTTGCAAATGCAGTCACTGCTGGTGAAGCAATGCCAAAGACCGGGGATGGCAGGCAGCAAACGAATTAACCTTCGTTCACGACGACTGCTGAGATTATGAATACCGCCCCAATCAGCTGGTGGGTGCACAAAGTTGCCTGCAGCAATGGGAAGTAGGTCTTTCCCCAACGCGCAAAGGCTTGGTGCGCTGACAAGGCCCCCCTAAGCACTAGGGAGCTTCAGACCGCGTCGAGAACCCCCAGGGAGGGGACCTATCGAGCGCTCTGGTAACACTCTACGG